TTCTAACTAAACCTTGTAAAACTTTACCACCAGCTTTATTCCATCTTTTTATTTGTGCAGGAATATCATTCCAATCTGGATGTGAACTATTTAACACCTTTAACAAAGTTGAACTTTTTAAGTTAGCTGGACCAAGATTAAATACCCATGAAACCATAGCATCAAATTCGTTCTGTTTTAAATCTTTTTCAACTGATTCATTTATATACCCCTCATATTCTTCCATTTCATGCAATAACAATTCATCGGCTTCTTCTTGGGTAATAGTATCGCCTTCTTTTACACCTTTGGTTGAGCCATAGCCTATAGTCCAAACGCCAGCTGCACATTTGTAGGCCTCTAATTCGCAACCTTCAAATTTTTTAATAAGTGATAAACCTTCTTGTGATATTTTCATGCTAGTCTCCTTTGTCGCCTGTGTGAGATGCTCCGAAATAAAACGAAATAATTGCACTTGCTAAACCTCCTAAATAACCTAGCACTAGATTTATAAGTGCTTCAGAATTTTGTTCTGGTGGTTGTAGGGTTACTAAAAATATGTAACCTAAAAAACCACCTATAGTAAACAAACCAATAATTCTTGCAGTCCAATCTTTGCTAAACATTCCTCTTGCGTTTTGTTTATCAGCTACTTCTAATTCAAATATATCAACGTCAAGTTCTTTCATTTGTATTTCAAACTGTTTTTCAGCTTTTTTTAGTTCTAACATTTGTTCAGGCGTAGCATTTTGTATAGCTGCTTCTATAGATTTTTGGTTATTAGGCACGCCCAAAACTTCAGAAATCATGTTAGCGGCCATGCCACCCATAGGCCCGCCTAATGCTGTGCCTAAAGTAGGTGCTACCGCTCCTACTATATTTTTAAATAATGCTTTCATATTAAAAACCTCGTTAATACAGCTATTCCTATTGCACCAATAAATCCAAAAACTCCAAAGGTAGCTGCTTTTATAGTTGTATTTATATAAGTTATTTCTTGTTTAATGTCAGAAAACTCATTAAAAGCAGTTTTCCAACGTTCATGTGATATAGTTTCCAACTTTGTGAGTCTTTCTGCCACATCCTCTACTGTCATTTTTTTATTAACCATTTTGTAATGTATATATTTTAATTGGCTTTTCTTTGCCTTTAACAAAAATACTATTAAGTTCTTTCAACAATAATTCGTTGCTAAAATTACTTGCACTGATAGTATCATAACCTATAACAATATCTTCTCCAACTTCCTTTGTAGAGCTTTCAAGCCTGGCAGCTAAATTTACTGCATCTCCAATTGCTGAATAATCAAACCTAGTATCGCTACCCATATTACCTACTACAGCATATCCGCTATTGACTCCAAGACCTATCTCAATACCAAGATTAGCTTTTTTGATATTTTCTTGTATTTCTTCAGCACATAATACAGCTACAGTTTCGTGATTTGGTAAGTCTATTGGAGCATTAAAAATAGCCATCATGGCATCACCAATATATTTATCTACCATACCTCCATACTTTTTAACTGCGTCTGCTTGTATGGTAAGGGCTTTATTCATAATTTTAGTTACTTCTTCAGGTTCTAATTTTTCAGACATAGCAGTAAAGCCTCTAACATCAGTAAAAAGAAACGTGCAATATCTGCGTTCTCCACCAAGCACTAAAGAATCAGGGTTATCTTGTAATTTTTTAACTTGTCTTGGGTCAAGATAATGTTCAAATTGTTTTTTAATTTGTAATCTTAGTTTAAATTGTTCTCTGAATCTTAAATAAAAAGCTATTGCACTTGTAATAAATTGTGAAATTAATGTCCATGAAACATCAACAAGATAACCACTTTGTATTAAATGTTTACCGCCTAACCCCACACAACACATTAGAAAAATACCCATACTTATACCATAGGTTATACCTAAATAATGCAATACAAGCCACGACAGGCTTACAAAAAATAAAAAAATGGCTAATTCTGCTGCTAAACTCCAATCTGGAACAGTTGGTGAGTTTTGTATTAAAATTGATTCTGCTAATGCAGCTTGAATTTTATGTGGTTCTAGCAAGCCTGCAGGTGTAGCTATTTGTGGCATTACACCATTAGCAGTAACACCTATAAAAACAAACTTACCATTAACGTTCATTTCTTGTAAATCAGTTTCTTCTGTTTTTACCCAGCTTATCCATTTACGACCTAAACTGTCTGTTTTAACTGGTGGCAAACCTCTAACAGCTATTTCTTGTATACCATTTTCATTTGTTGTAAGTATATATGTTGGTGTATTTGTTAGTGTTTTAAGAACTTGTGTGCCGAATGAGGCTGACCAACCAGTAGGGGTTTTTAAAATTAGAGGAATCCGCCTTACTAATTGGTCAACTTCTGTTGGTGCTATCGCAACACCCTGTATAACTTTATCATAAGCAGAATAATTTTGTTTTATTCCTGTTGATTGCAAACCGCCAACATCCGGACCTTTAATAACCGTACCTGTAGTTTTAGGATATACGCCTTTACCGTTTTCAAACGTAGCTATCACACTTGGAGCATAACCTAACGAACTAGCAAATCTTGCATCTCCTCCCATTCTATCTGCTTGTGGAAAAGATATAACCCAACCTACTCCTAAAGCACCTTTACCTAATATTTCTAATTGTATATCTGCTAATCTTTGTCTAGGTAATGGCCAACCGTCTTCTCGTTCTACATCTTCTTCTGTTATGTTAAGTATGACAAAGTTACCAGATGGTTCTGGTGTTTTGATAAAAGTGTCATACACTTTTAGTTTTAATATTTCTGTAGGAGTGCTTTGAAACAATAATGGTAAACTTAAGAATATAAGTATAGGTAATAATAGTCTTTTCATTTAATCACTCTGCCTTATAGTTATTACAGAATCTCCTCCACCGTTAATTTTTACGATATTAGAAACTCCATCTTGTATAAGTATAACTGTATAACCACTCCCTGTATCTAAATCTAGTCGTACAGATTCACTTACGTTTCTTCTTAAACTTATTGTTTGACCTGTAACAATAGTGGTTATTTGTGTATTTGCATCCTGGCCTATTAATGTTCCTGTTATGTTTACTCCAGTAGTTGAAACAATCTGGTCTTCTTCTTTTTCAACAGCTAAAGCATCTAACACATCTAATAAATCTTCTAAAAAATTTATATCAAGATAATTTATATCTAATTCAGTAAATTCTAAACTGCTATCTTCTAAAAAATCTTCTGCTAAATAATCTATATCAAGGTCGTTAAAATCTAATAAATTTACTGTTTTGGTGCTTGTAGTTTCATCTTGCGCAAATTGGTCTTTTTTTGGTGGCGTAACAATTAACATATTATCTATAATATCTAAAGTTAAATCTAATATAACCGGTTTTGAAGGAGCATTTTCAAATACATCAACAGTAGTAGCCTGGTATGGTTTATTGAGCAAAACACTACCTGTAGCTGTAACTACCTCTATTTCTCCACTAGAAAGCCCTAGAGCGTCTGGTAGCAAAATTATAAGGCTACGTCCCAATTCATCTACCGTAGCGGTAAAATCAGTGCCACGTATTGCTATATTAGCTGTGGGTGTTTTAAGTGATATGTTTTGTTTGTCTATTCGGTTGAGATTACCTGTAATAAACCTTGCAGTACCAAGACCAAAAGTAAGTGCCATTTTAGCTTTACTTGGGTCTGGGTCGTAGATATATTCATCAATTAGTAATTGACTATGTTCTGTTAGTTTTACTGTAGATTTATCAAGAAATGTAATAGCCATACGGCCATTTTGAGTTATGGCCTCATCATTACTTTGAATAGCAAACTTTAAGTCTGCTTCGTAAGGTTTATCTCTTACGATTTGAGCAGCACCGTTTAGTTCTGATATGTCTCCAATATCAACAGCTTGTGCTTGTACCTTGGTCGTTTTGAATGACGCAAACAGTACCACTATTACCGATAGATATAATTTTAAGCCAGTCATTATCTAATGTGCTTGATTGTGTTATGTTAAAGGTTCTGCTATTACCAGTTTGGTCTAAGTAAAAATAACCTCCGGCATAACCAGACCCAGTAAAATTTAAAGTATTACTATCACCGTCAACATCAACATAGTTAGTAGCGCCATCATAATTAATATCGAAATCAAAAGTGTTACCGTCACCTTGTATAATCCAATCTAAATCAAGAGTTGCTGCTAAAGCACTTGTGCCGTGGTCTAATGTAAAAGTGTTGGTACTACCTGTAACGTCAACATTATAATTTGTATTATCAATACCATAAGTATTTGTAGGGTCACCCTGAATAGTAAAAGTATTACTATCACCATCAAATTCAAAAAATCCTGTAACAGTATCTCCAAGAATGTCACCTAAAAACTTATTAGAATCACCAATTTGGTTTATATCTAATGTCATAGTTGTTCCGTCTAAATCAAGAGCTGTTAAACTTCCTGCTGTAGATTGCAAACCACCAATTATGTTACCAGAACCTAATTGTTCTAAATCTATGTTAGCTGTCGCGCCACTTTGTTCGACACTTATTTCGTTATCAGCCCCGTATGTTGTCAATGCAGTCAGCATCACAATCAGGCTTATCAATCTTAATTGATTCATTTTTAATCTCCCAAAAACCTTTATCATAACCTATTTTAACTATTTCCAAAACTGCTTGCTCAATAGCTCTCTGTAAGGCTAAAGTTGTAGGCTCGTTTTCTGCGTCTCCTGTTTCTATTTCTACTAATTCTGTACCTGCTTCTATAAACCTAAATACATCTTGAGATTGACCATAACTATAAATTTGTTTACTTACTAAAACATCAATTAATACTTCTCCTGTAGCTATAGAAATCATACGTAAAGCAACTGTTATATTGTCTATACGATATTGTTTGCTTGTACCTATTCCTAAATATCTAGCACCGATACCACCACTTTTAATGTTTGTGTCATAGCCAATAACAGCACCTTCCATAAGTACACCTGCAAACAATAGAGGCATAATAGGTTTTTTACCGTCTTCTTTTTCGTTTTGTTCTCTTGCAGAACGTATCAGTTGTCTTTCTTTGGTCAGGTTATCTAACCCCACCCTTTCAGCTACTCTAAAAAACTTACCATTCGCTGTATGTTTTAAACTTCTAATTAATAAATGACTGGGAGCTTGTGTAAGCGCTGTAGAAAATAAAGCAAACTCACTATTGCTTTTTCTTTGTCCTGTTTGGTCTGTAAAGCTGTTTGGATAAACAGCTACAACTATAGGTATTTTAGGTTGTGATACATTTAATAATTCTTCAGATTGAATTTGTAAAATACTAGGTAAAGTTTTACCTTTTTGTAAGTTAGTATCTACTGGAGCTAAACTACAACTAGAAGCTAAAATCACCAATAGGCAGCTGTATTTCAGTGACATTTCCGTTTTCATCCGTAATAATTAAAGTAATAACGCCATCTTCAATACTATATTGGATAGTGTTTCCCTCGAGTGTTAAAGTTCCTTCTGTGCTTGGTGTTTCTCCAAATAAATTTTCTACAAGCTGTCTTGATAATTGTGCATAAATTCTTGATTCAAGATTCCTAATAAATCTAGCTAGTGTAGTATTTTCTTTATCTCTTTCTATTTGGTCTTGTATCGCTTTTAGTTCTTCTTTAATACTCATTTTTCTATTAAATTCTTGGTTTTCAATAGTTAAATAATGTGATGAAGTATTAATACCACTAAAGGATGGGTTTTTAAATTTATGAGTTATAGTGTCTGACCATAAGTTTTGACAAAAAATACCTACAAACATCATAATACCTATAACAACTAACAGTTTTAAAATAAGGTCTTTTTCTTTTCTTTCCTTAATCTTTCCTTTGGTCATCTCTATCCGCCTTAGCAATTTTATTGCTATCTATTAACTGTGGCACACCTAGTATGGTTTTGATAAGTGTGTCTTGCCTAATAATTTCGTTGTCTAAACTACGCACTCTGTCTATTAATGCTACTAAAATACCATGTTGTGAATCAAGTTTTGTGCCTAGTCGTTCCTCTATAGCAGCTATTTGTCCCTCTACTTTTTCATCAACGGTATCAAGTTTGGTTTCCATACCGTCAACAATACGCATGATAAGTTTATAAATGAACCACCCTAGACCTAGAGCAGCTGCAATAGGAAAACCAACTTCTTGAATTAAAGTAACGGCTGATTCCATTAGTAATCACCCCAAACTTTAGTCTTAGTTCCTCCATGATATTCAACAGCATGGCCTTCATCTATAAGCATTTTACAAATGTCTTTGCCATCTTCTGTATAAGGTATACCAAGTATACGGCCATATTTACCTTTACCAAGTGATTTAATTTTAAATTTACCAGAACAAAGTTCTTTTAGTCTTTCTTTTGCAGCTAGGCCTAGTTTTTTTTCTGCTAAGTCTCTAGTTCTGCTTTCTGGTGTGTCTATACCAGCTAATCTAACTCTTTGCTTATGCAATTTAACGTCAAAACCTAAATCTAAAATGCAATCAAAAGTATCACCATCTACAATTCTATCTAAGGTAGCATTGTATACAAATGCATCGGGTGATTTAGCCATTATTTTTTAGATTTTTTAACTCGTTTAGTAGTCCAAGCTTCATCAACATCTGGCGTTGACTTATCATCAGCAACATAATGGCCTTTTTTGTTTCTAGTTCTTACTTTTACTTCTTCAGTACCAGTAAGGTTACCCCAAAATCTTTTTAAAAAACTCATATTACTTATCCTTAGCTTTTAAAACATTTAAAGCACACCAATCAATTACTTTGTAAAGTTTTGATAACCACCAATTACCTTGGGGTGTTGGTGTTACAGCAGCAACAAATGATGCTATTGCTATTATTGTGCAAATCCAAGTAAATATATTAATTATTGTCATTTTTGTTCTCCTCTGGAATATCATCAACTTGCGATTTCATGCTTTCTGCCAAAGCTTGTTTATACATATT